TGGAACAGATGTTGCAGATATTGGTCTTGCTACATCAGCAGGAGCTTTAGTCACAGGGTCATCAGACGGTGCATTAGTTTTAGCTAGAGGTGGAGCAAACGTAATAAATTTTGGCACAAATGGTACAAATTCAGTTGTATCTGGCACGAGAGGAACAGGACTTGGTGGGTCTTATACAAATGTAGTTCCTCAACCACAAATCTATGGTTCAACTTGGCCGGGTTCTCCAAACAATGCAGGTTATGCTAATTTCAGAACTGATGGTTCAATTAGATTTTATGTAGTAATATCTGGTGGAACTTATAATGATGGTGCAGGAAATGTTACATCATGGACAGTATCTGGATTAACAAAACAGGTAGCAGGAAGAACTTTTGCAGTAACAAACAATAGTGGTGGTCAAATATCATATACAACACCTACAGGAAGCCAAAATATCAATAATGGTGCTACTGCATCTATTGCTACAACAAACAATACAAGTGAAGCATTTTCATTTACAGGTTCAATAGCATCAGTACGAAGTATTGGAGCTAGTGGAACAGGAGATGCAACAGTTCAAGTTGCAGATGGTGGTGATGGTGCAACAGGAACAGTTGTTATTTCTATAAGTGGTGCTAATTTTACAGTTACAAATAATAATGATAATCCAATTAATTTTGTTGCAGGTACTGGTTCTGGTAATGTATCTGCTACTGCAACATCAGTTATCGTAGGTAGTGGCACATCATGGAGCTATACAGGTCAAAAACCTCAAGAAAATTCATCTAATGAACCATTGGCAGGTGCTAATGCATTTGGTGGAACAGGGGTTACAGTTAATTCAGATGGAGAACCAACTGGTGGAATAGATACAACAAATTTTACTGGTGAATTTAATAGGACATCATAATGGCAAAAAGAGGTAGACCAAGAAAAAGAGCAAGAACAGATAAAGGAAGATTTGTTGCAGACAATCCAAATACTCCTGAAAATGAAGCATATATGTCAGAGAAGACAACATTCGTAGATAGGTTAAAATATTATGCCAAAAAAATTAGAGAAATCTTCAAAATATGAAAAATATGATATTGATGGTGATGGGGTAGTATCGGACGCAGAGCTTGCTCATGTTGCTGACATTCAGAAACTTGAACATAATTTACGAAAACAGAGAGCACAGAGAAGAATGGCAACTGCCTGTTTGGTTGCTATGGGTGTATTTACTTTTTCTATGTTTTTTGTTGATATCAGCAGAGTTAAAGCACTTGCCGATATTAGCAATCTTTTTTATATCACAGGTGGCGGCATTGTGTCTGTTTATATGGGTGCATCAGCCTACATGAACAGGAATGGCAAATGAAACCTGCATTTTTGCTCATGTGTTATCTGGCGGGAAACCCTGCAGGAACGCTTCATTTTCAATCAGTAAAGACAGCAGACTATTTTAAGTCATACCTAGATGGTCAAACTGTCACGATTGGACAGGAACAAAAACAGTATGATTGTTTTGTAAAGTTGGTTAAAGTAAATGAACAAATGAGGTTATGGTAATGTTACAAGCACTAATCGGACCTGTTACTGGGTTATTAGACAAATTTATTGAAGACAAAGACCAAAAAGCCAAGTTAGCTCACGAAATAGCTACCATGTCTGAAAAACATGCTCAGGAGGCTTTACTTGGTCAATTAGAAATTAACAAAGCTGAGGCACAATCAGGGTCAATATTTAAAGGTGGGTGGCGGCCAGCGGTTGGATGGGTGTGTGCTATTGCTTTTGCCTATCATTTTATAATTAAAGATTTAATTATATTTGGAGCTACATTTGCAGGAGCAGACCTGCCAGAGCTTCCAGAATTTGATATGGGTACACTTTTAACTGTTCTTGGTGGAATGCTCGGCATCGGCGGACTCAGAACATATGAAAAACAAAAAGGTCTAACTAAGTGAAGTTTGAAGATAAAGTTTTTTGTGAAAGGTGCAAAGTTGCAATGGTACAAACAAATGTTAAGAATGTTTGGAAATGCCCTGTGTGTAATGTAATTGAAAACAAAAGGTTAGAAAGATGAATATAGAAAAACTTAGAGAAGAATTAAAAATAGATGAGGGTGTAAAATACGAAGTGTATCTTGACCATTTAGGTCTGCCAACTTGTGGGATAGGTCATCTGATTACAGAGGATGATGATGAGCATGGTAAGTCAGTTGGCACAGCAGTATCAGAAGAAAGAGTTGATGAATTATTTGAGCTTGATATAGAAGCAACTATTGGTGAGTGTAACATACTTTATGAAAATTTTAATAGTCTTCCAGAAGAAGTGCAACGAATAATAGCAAACATGATGTTTAATATGGGCAGACCTCGTTTGTCAAAGTTTGTAAAAATGAAAGAAGCAGTTAATAATAAAGACTGGACTGAAGCATCTGTTCAAATGAAAGACTCAAAATGGTATTCACAAGTGCCAAATAGAGCAGGAAGATTAATTGAAAGAATGAAGGAAGTAAGTTGACCCTTAGATTGGTAGAAATACAACCCGGTGTTGTGAAGGACATTACAGATTATTCTGCAGGTAAAAACGGCCCTTTTTATGTTGATAGTAACCTAGTCAGGTTTAAAAATGGATTTCCACAAAAGCTAGGTGGTTGGCAACAAGAAAGTTATTTTTATTCTGTAGCACCTTCAACATCAGTTTTGGTTCAGGGCACACCAAAAAAATCAATATTCTGGAGAGGCTTTGATAGTATTGATAGAATTGCAATAGGAACAACTACACATTTATATTTAATTAAAGAAAATATTTTACATGATATTACACCTTTAAGAAAAACATCATCATCATTATCAAACCCACTAACAACAGCAAATGGTGATGCAACAGTCACAGTTGCTGATACAGGTCATGGAGCAGAAACAGGTGATTTTATAGTTATAGAAAATGCCTCAGCTATTGGTGGTATATCAGCAGATAATTTAAATAGACCAGAAGGCTATCAAATTACAAAACTCAATAATAACTCATATACTTTTGAAGCACCAGTAAATGCATCTAGTACAGTTTCAGGTGGTGGAGGAACATTAAATATAAAATATTTAATAGGCAAAGCTGATAATATGGGTGTTGAAAGTGCAGACCCTGCAACAGGTTGGGGTGTTGGAGCATGGAATGAAGGCACTTGGAATACTCCTAGAACTGTTGCCTCTAACAGTTTAGTGTTTGATGCAACAAGATGGTCATTAAATCTTTGGGGTGATGACTTACTTGCAAACAATAGAAATGGACAACTTTACTACTGGAGTAGAGCAAGTGGTGAGGGCACAAGGGCAGTTTTAGTATCCTCATTAGCAGGAGCAAGTGGTGTTCCAACACAAAATAGAATGACAAGTGTGTCATTTCCAGATAGACATTTTATATCTGCAGGAAGTGTAAATGCTTCTACAGGAACATTTGACCCTATGTTAGTTAGATTTTCAGACCAAGAAGATTTTACAAACTTTACTGTAACTGCAACAAATACAGCAGGTGACCAAAGATTAGAAGTAGGCAGTAAAATAATATCTATCACTCCATCAAAAGATGAAACATTAATACAAACTGATGAAGCTATTTATGGCATGACATTTGTCGGACCTCCTTTTACTTTTTCATTTAGACTTCTTGCTGTTAATTGTGGTGCAGTTTCACAGGAAGGAACTCTTGTAGTGGATGCAAAAGCGTATTGGATTGGTAAAAGTAATTTTTTCTTATACAATGGTGCAGTTCAAGAATTACCCTGTCCTGTAAAACATTTTGTTTTTGATAGAATCAATAACGATAGACTTGATAAAACACATGTTGGGCACAATAAAAAGTTTAATGAAATAACATGGTTTTATGTAAGCACATCAAATACAGCAACATCTAACCCTGAGCCAGATAGTTATGTCACCTACAACTATTTAGAAAATGTTTGGACAATAGGTGAACTTGATAGAAATACATGGACAGATGCAAAAGGTTTTAAAACAACTCCATTTGCTTTTGATAAAGATGGTCGTTTGTATAATCACGAAGTTGGCAATAATGCAGATGGTGAGGCTATGAACTGTCATATAGAAAGTGCAGAGATAGAAATTGACGCAGATGGCACTAGACAGTTTTTAATAGATAGAATTATACCAGATGCAAACATGTCTGTTGGCACAAGTTTATCAGTTGAATTTAAAACAAGAAAATATCCAAATGCCACAGAAATAACAAAAGGGCCGTTTCCAGTTGTGCACAATACAGAAAAAATAAGCACTAGAGTTAAAGGAAGACAAATTGCTATTAAATATAGTAGCTCTGGTATAGATGATGAGTGGGCTTTGGGTGATTTTAGAATAAATGCTCAGGCTGATAGTGTTAGATGATTAGATTACCACAACCACCTGCTATAATAGGCACACCTGCAAGTCCAGAGCAGTTTGCAGTAAAGTTTTTAGAAATAAATAACTATTTACAAAATCTAGTCACAGCACTTGAAATTCAACAAAATAAAAAAGAATTTGAGGCAGACAGCACTAATACAACATCAGAAGATGAGGCAACTGCAAAAGCATTTTTTTTAGGATAATACATGGAGGTAATAAAAGATTTTTTAAATAAAG